CTACTCCATGACATCATACTCCTTTATATGATCTATATAGCTTAATAGCTCACTCCGTGTACTGCTGAACATTATATAAGGCGGTCTGGTTAAGCTCATTAGCCTTAAGAACTGCACCATGCCAAAGTATTCATCAAGTGCGTATGCACCCTGCTTAGTGCTAACGTAAGGTGGGTCTAGTATAAACAGTGTCTTGTCGCTGGTTTTATACTGTGACATCAATATCTCAAATGGTACCGAAGTAAGTTCAATACCATCTAAATAGTTATCTGCTATCTCATATTGTGTACGCCTAATCGTATTGTACATCGTATGCTGCCATAGCTCATCTAATGTACCCACTTGCTTACCGCTAAAGAGTAGCCATGTACTTAGCGTTTGTAAGTCAATAAATCCATCAAAGTTGTTGACTGTATCTTTGACCTTAGCTTTAACCCGATCTGATATTTTTTTACCACGTGGTGAGTTGCTGAGTACGTCTGTCAATAATATAAGCAGCCTGTTAGTATCTGCTAGATTACTTAATCGATTGCTATAATTATCAAAATCGTTATAGATTACACGAGCGTTTGGCAATAGATGCTTTGCATTATTAGCGAGTAGACCGCTTCCTCCAAATACATCAATGATGGTCCAACCGCAACCTTCGTTAATGATATTATCAGTAATTACAGATCGAAAGGCTTTTAAGAAATTACGCTTTTGACCTACGAATGGTAGCGGTGCTTTGCTGAATAGCTTTGGTTTTTGATTGTCCACGAGTCTTATCCTCTAAATTATGAGACTCGTGGTCTTCTGGTTTGGCGTTCTTGACGCTCAGATAGTTAAGTGTTTTACAACGAGGGCATTTGATTGACAGTTCATCAAATGTTCTGATTTTGAGTAGTTTTTTTCCGCAAGAATTGCAGTTTAAAAAGTTCATTATTTCTTCCTGTGCAATAAGATTTCATTTATTTTTATCTTATGCTAGACTTGCTACGCTCTGTACAGAGTGGCAGGGTCTAGCTTTGCGACAGGTTGTGCTGTCAAAAGGGGTGGTTCAATGTTGACGCATTAAACCATCGCCCTGTCTTTTTTATAAGTCTAAACCTTCAATTTGTTCGTGTAAGTAATAATCAACTTCTCCTTTATGCATTGCGATGTACTCAGATGGTACAGGGCTCTTACCATGTTCTGGAATAAGCAGTCCTTCAGTAACATATGGATTATCAGGAGTTCCTGCAATTACAGCTATAAGACTGTTTTTCACATATCCTTGCTCTTTAATACTATTCGGGATATTTAAAGATATATCTTTAAATGTAGCGACTCCATTAATCATTCGTGCCGTTGCTACAGCAGATTTTATGTAGTATGTTGTTAGTATGCTTATCCCTGTTTTACCAACCTCTTCTATTCGAAATATCAAGCTTAATGTGAATTGTTTATTGTCTATATCTGACGTATTGCGAGGGTGTGGTCTCATGTAAGCATCTACCTTAGTCTTTCCCTCATTAGCATTGACTAAATCTAGGATACCTGCGTAGGGGGCTCGTTGCTGTGCATCGGTTAGTGGATAATTGTCCCAACCTTTACCTTTTACAATCCGCCTAAATCTATCGTATCTAGGATCTCTCGTCTCACCGTAGTCAATATATGCGTTGTACTCGATACTGATTACATAGGAATCTCTGTCCTTATCAGCAACCCATTCTACAGGCTTCCCTAAATGTACCTCACCATTGCTTACATCTCCTTTTCTCCAATTACCTCCGTTATTAAGTTCAGTCACTTTGCCACTTTCTGGTTGCATGTACGAATAGCTACGACTTATCCCCGCTTTAAGACCGTCAAATTTATTGGTCCCAAAGATTAGGGTGATATCTGGTTTGATAAGGCTTGCGTTAGCATCGCCATCTTTATAACCTGTGATATTGATGATTGATTTTTTATTAGGTGTCGGCGTCGGCGTCGGTGTTGGCGTCGGTGTTGGCGTCGGCGTAGGTGTTGGTTCAGGTGTCGGTTCAGGTGTCGGTTCTGACTCAATTGCTGCAATTTTTTTGCGTAAAGCTTCTATTGCTTTGGCTAAATTATCTTGATTGTTTTTTAGCCATAACTGATTGCTAAAAAGTTCGATGTGGGGCTTATTATCAATACCATCCAATCCACCCTCTACTGGGTCATTGCGATCTATAATCGTTAAAGTATCTTTAAAGTTTATACTTACATCTGACTTACTTAATTGGCTTGCCATGATATGACTCCTTGGTGATGATAAGTGGCATCGTGTATGATACTGTTGTCATAGGTTAGTTGCATATCGATAGAGATAAGCAGACAGCGCAGAGGAGCGACATCTGCCAACAAATTGCGTATACGATTTGCTTCTAATTGAGTGATTAAATACGGAATGTAAAGCTTATAGTGTGTCCATGCACCAGTTGTACCGTAAACTTCTTGTCCATCATGGGCGAAGCTAGCATTATGTATGATGCCTGCAAATCGCTCTTCTATTTCACAGCCAAAATAACCGAGTAATGATAATGTACGTTTAATTGCCCAAGGTGTGCCTTTATGCCTATGTATTTCGATTGCTGACTTAATTAAGTCTCTTTGCTCTTGTTCGGTTGTTGCAAATGTCCAACCGTCCCCAAAAAGACTAAAGTGATCAGCGAACCAAGGTAAGCTATCGCTTGGTACAATATCTATGAGCATAATAACTGCGTACTGGGGTAAGCTATTTAAACGTTCAAGCAAGCTTTCTAGCACCAAAAACCTATGGTTTTGTAATACCATAGGCAAGACGCTATCTTGCACTACCTCAGCCATCTTGCGTGTCTCCAAGTGTTATGTTAATACCTGTGCATTTTGCCCATTGATGCGGTTTGACAATAAGGGGTTGAGACGGTGCTATGACTTCAACTTGCCATATATCACTACTACTTAATACATCAATAATCTGACTAGGCACTACGTCTTGCCCTAGTTTTTTTTGTAAGTTATCAATATAGGCTTGCGCTTTGTCTTTAACGCTTTGTAGTACGGAGTGTGGGTTAGCTTGACTTAATGGATAGACTTTAACATTTAAGTTAAATTGATACTTCTCTCCATTTAGCACATGCACTCTATCCGATAACGGCCGTTTCTTTTCATCGCTGGTGTTATTAAGCACTGCCTGCTTTAGCTCATCACTGACAACGCCAGTCTCAGTTAAAATATGGATATAAACATTACCTTCTTCACCTCGTATGGCTTCAGCATCAATGATTTCTGCACTGGTACTAAGTGTGTGATAGATATAGGCTTGACGACTGCCAGTAGTGGCATAACTTTCTGGTGCTAGACGGATGCGAGTACGTAGCTGATCGTCTGTTTCGCCATCTAAGCGTACAACACCAAAAAAATCACCTAAGTAGTCAAGCATTACGCCATCTGCAAAAGCAATAAGGTTTTGTTTTGCCGCTTCATTGATTGCAGTACGTATCATCATTTCACGATAAGCAATCACATCTACCATAAGCCGATCCGCTTGGGCTGGATACAGTGGTTTGCCACTTAGCTCTTCGTATTTAGCAATAAGAGCATCTGTAATCTTATTAGCATCACGCTCTATAAAGCTTGGTTCGGGTAATTGACTGATGTCCATGTTTTAAACTCTATATGTCATGTTTTGTGGTACTAGACTATCTATCGGTGTCCATTTGATGTTGAACACGCTACCTGCAAAGCCTTGTTGCTTACCATATTGTCTGGCGGTAATGGTCAGCGACTGTACTCTTGGCTCATGGGTTAGGATGGCGTCTGTGGCTCGTGCTATAAATAGTGGTGCAACGTCTTTAAAGTTGCCATCTATTAAAGGCAAGATGTCACAGCCAAACTCTGGGCGATGTGGGACGTTGCCCTTGGGTGTCGACAAGATAATACGGATGGCTTGTTCGACATCGGCAAAGCCTTCGACGATACCGTCATTATCAAGGCTGGACTGCCAATGTAGGCTATTACTGATTTTATTTGTCATAGTTATTAGTTATCTTTAAGCTGTATAGTAAGGGGTTGTTTGTTACGCTAATTTTATGCTGGTTTAAGGGTTAACTTGGTGGCTGAGTTTTAGATCCACCCGATCTGACACCACCATGTTTGTGATTAATAAACGATATACCACCAATTACCGCATCATCTGTGATAGTTGCTTTGCCGTTGATAGTGACATCATTATTAATGGCTGCATGATTAGCAGTGACAGTCACATCACCAGCACAAACTACGTTGATAGCACCAACCGCATTAATAGAGAGCACGCTGGTATTTGGGTCATAATCAATACGTGTGCCGTCATCAAATACCTTTGTATACTGGTGACCGTCAGCAGGGCTGTTATCCACATCACTCATCACTGAACCTAAACACAGTGCTGATTCGCCATCGTCATACATCAAAATAGCAACCTGTTCACCTTTTACAGGTGGATCATAGCTCTTGGCAGTTTGGCTACGGCTACATAACACCAACGCCCAAGGTGAGAGCATACCGTCCATATCAGGTAGTGTGGCTTGAATGCGTAGAGGGGCGTATTCGATATTTTCTACCAATCCATATACAACTTGTGTCATTAGCTTTCCTTTTTAGCTACCTTTTGGAACTGCACTTCAGTGGTGTAGCCTGAGCTGCGGCTAATGCTATGTGTCGCTTGTTGTATTTGCCACTTACCATCAAAGCGTCCAAAGCCAGTGAGATTAAAGCTACTGCCTGCGGTTAGTCTTGTATCGCCTGTTATGTTAAAGCGTCCTTCTGCTTGCTTATCATCCGCTTGCGATTGTCGAGCTTTGGCTTTAGCACTTGCTACCTCTGGTGTTGAGGCATTGGCTCTACTATTACGCTTATCACTACTATGAGTTGCCATATATTACCTTTAACTTTTGGTTAGCTTACCGTCTTGGATGTCATAAACCACTAATTTTGGTTTAGCTTTTGATTTAGTTTTGGTCTTAGTTTTTGTATTTGATGACTTACGGATGGTTTTGGTTTTATGTTTAGCAGAGCCTTTAACTGTATTTTTGCGTTTTGGATTGTGCTTGGTGACATTTGTTTCTTTTGGCACATCCCGTATTTGCTCCCGCATGTTCCAGCCTCGCATAACATCAGTTCTATCTATTGTCGTCACTGAGCTTGCCATCTTTAATGTTTCAGCATGGCTAAATATCAAACGCTTATTCCTTATTTTGACAATATAGCCATAGTCTTCAGCAAGACGTTTAATAAAAGCTAAGTCCGTTTCTTGCTGAGTAATCCGCTCGATGGGTAATGGCTCAATTTTCCCTTCAATACTAAAGCCTAAATCATCAGCAACCTTCTTAATGACCTGATCTAATGTTTGATCATCAAATGCCCGATATTGCTTGGTACGCAGAGGCGTATTAACGCCAGCCGACAATGCCCTAATCTGCACGGTATTTGGGCTATCGTTAACGGTAATTTCGTCAATCTCAAACGTACCACAATCGAGCATATCGCCACCTTCATAACCAATACTAAATTTAAGGGTAGCGCCTTTATTTGGATACCATATATCCATCCATCTACGCTTTGGATCGGATAAGGTGATATCCAACTCATCTGCTGTACCTGTAAGATGATCTGTATATCTGGCATCAGTCATATACTCTGCAATGTCGATAGTGGCATTCTTATTGTCATAAAGAAGTGTAAATGCAGGTGTTTTAATCACTTGGCACCTCATCTATTAGCTCATCATTGTCTGCTTTCAGCCATGCTGGTATCTGCACTGCTGGTGCTGGCTTTTGGATAATGGGTATAAAGACAATTTGACCTGCTATTAATGTTGCTGTGATTGGTAAGTGCTTATTTGCAATGATAATTTGTTCATAAGCTGTCGCATCACCATAATACTGATAACTCAAGCTATCCCAGCGATCACCTGCACTTGCAATGTGTTGTAAATAACCATGATTTGATACTGTATTCATGCTAACCACCGTGTCACTGTGTTACGAGCAAGCGTGGTAAAAAATGGGTTGGTTGTATTAAGGTGACTAGCAAGTGGCTCAGGGTCTTTTAGGCTAAAGTCAGGCAATGTTGACACATGAGGACCGCTCCAGTCATCGCTGTCAAAGTAATCATTTACTGTATTAACAGCATCATTAATAACACCTGCTATTGCCTCAGTATCGCCATCTTTAATGTCCTTTATATCACGTACCAAGCGCTTAGCTTTATGCTGTGCGATTAATGCTTGTTGTAAGTGCTGCATAGGCTGTCGATGCGGCAATAACGTATTGACATCATCTGTAATTGCAGTTTGTACAGGTGATGGGTTGGCGATAGATTGTCCTTGCTCACGTACTGCTGGTGCGGTCGGTGCTGACTGTGTATCACCAACAAACTCGGTCAATGTCAGTGATCCTGTAATAATTAAAGGTTTGCCATTGGGGGCAACGTCTTGATAGGTTACATCAACGCTATCAAGAGTTACCCAGCCTTGATAATCAATATAATCAAATACCAAGGGCGCAGGCTCACCTTTTTCACACAGCATTTTAATCCTGTTGAGCACCTGTTGTGGCTCACAAAACTGATGGCTAAGCTTAAAGTTCAACCGCCATTCATCCAAGGTGCCACCTAATCGCTGCTTGGTAGCTTTACCCAATGGGCGCTCATGAGTGGCGAAGTCATAACCAACTCTTAGCGTAGCACCCTGTGTCGCTCGCACGTCGCCAAGATTGATATCACCTAGATGAGTTATCATGCAAATGCTCTCCGTTGTCTATTGGCTTCCACTTGTGCCAGCATACGTTCAAATTGGGCATAGCTAGCGGATAGACCTGTTTGTACTTGTGCTGACACATTGTTGTTATCAGCAGAGACCTGCACGTTAATAGTAGGACTAAACTGGATAGAGCCTGCACTCATACCGCCACCGCTTAGACTTCTGTTGCCTAAGACTTTGTTTGAATATTCGGTTTGAGCTAGGCGGTTGTCCATTTCAGTGACTTTAGGACTTTCAATCTCACTACCACCGATGCGCTTTGATAGGTTACGGATGGCTCCTAAAGCTATGCCAGCTTTATTAGTTACCCCCAATCCAATACCTTCAGGGATGCTGTGGGCAATACGAGTAAATAACTTCGAGGGTGAGTTAATCTCTAACTTACCTGAAAATACCCCTGCAACACTACTGGCCATCTCGCTCATTTTGGCTTTTAATGCACCAAACTTGGCTGTGATACCACCAATCAAGCCTTGAATGATGTTAATACCATACTGCCGAAACTTAGTTGTCAATCCACTAAAATAGCCAAACACCGCTGTCCACGCTCGAATAAATAAGCCTAGTGGCGTAAAGCTAGCAATGGTGCGCAAGATATTACCCACACCGCTTTTTGCAAAGGTTTTTAGGCTATTCCACAGCTTTGAAAAATAAGGTCCAACCCGATCCCAATTTTTGTAGATTAAGAAAGCGGCACCAGCGATCAAAGCAACTGCAATAAGTATCGGGTTGCTCATAAACATCATACCAACTACTCGTACAATACGCCCCAGTCTAAGCAGTCCGCTTCCTAGCCTTAATAGCCCACGAAGCCCTGCACCACCAATAATACGGCTTACCGTTATTATCACTCTGCTAAGTCGACGCATACTGCCTATAAAACTTACAAGTCCCTTAGGTTTTAATCCTAGTGCAGTCATGCCACGTAATAATGACCATTTACCTGTAATTAAATTGATAGGCATGGCAAGACTATTTAACGCTGTAAAAAACAGGTTGATACCATAACGAGCACCAATAAACCCCAATTTACCTGCAAATAGTCCGCCTACTAGCAAAGCAATAGATTTAATGACTTGGGGGTTGTTTTTAGCAAGCTCAGTAAATTTTTGGATAAAAGGCGCTACTGCCAATAAAGCCTCATTAATCGCTGGTAATAACGCATCACCAATAGTTATAGCCAATACAGTTAGATTGTTTTTAAAAAGCGCAAACTTATTTTCAGTTGTACCGCTTATACTGGCAAACTCCTTTGCCATTGAGCCTATATATTGAGGATTACCCTGTTCATCAACAGCTTGTAACGTCTGTAACTGTGCTGTGTATGTATCTATGCCACCGCTTAACGCTGCAATGTCATCGGCATATTCACGTCCAAACAACCCAGTTAATGCACCAATACGATCAGCTTCAGGTATTTTTTCGATATGTTGTAGCAGAGTGTTTATCGCTGCCTGACCATCGGTCTTGACCAAGTTTTGAAACTCAGTCATATCTAAGCCCATTTGCTTAAATACTCCAGCTTGCTTTTTATTAGTGGGGTCAAGCGTACTTAGCGTGGTTATCATGCCATTGATAGCAGTCGCAGCAACCTCTGGTGACTTGCCTAGTGCAATAAATGCACCAGATAATGCTGTGGCTTCATTCACGGTCAAGCCAAACTGTTGCGCCAAACCGCCTACACGACCCAGTGTATTGACAATCTCATTTGCTTTAGCAGGACTTGAGTTTGACAGCTCATTGATTGCATCACCAACCTCACTCATCTGAGCGATAGGGATTTTATAGACATTTGCAAGCTTAGCCATACTATCGCCAGCTTCACCAGCTGACATATCAAAAGCCACACCCATCTTAGCAATTGTTTCAGTAAAACCAATAAGCTCAGTATCTGCAACGCCAAGCTGTCCGCCAGATGCTGCAATAGATGCCAGCTCATTAGCAGTCAGAGGTATTTGTAGCGAGAGCTGCTTTAGCTCATCACCAAGCTTACCAATACTATTACCAGCACTAAAATCAACCGTCTTATTCACCTCAGCCATTGCACTTTCAAAGTTTATAGCTGCTTTTGCTGAGGCAATAAACGGAGCGGCAAAAGCTGCACCTGTCCCGATTGTTTCCATCGCTGAGCTACGTAAGTCAGCACGCCCAGTCTTTAGTCGTTCTGCCTTTGCAATACTGGCGTTGAGTCGTTCTTGAGCGTTGCGATTACTTTCAATAACACGACCAATCTTTAAATACTGATTGTGTAGTTTGGACATACTGGCATGAGGGCGACTCATACCAGTTGATAGAGCACTGCCCAGCCGCTGCTGCTTAGCGCTTAGCTGATTAGTTTGGACATCAAGCTTTTTAATGGTATTCGAGGTGTTAGCCATCGCTGTACTAAAAGTTCCTGATACCAAAGCCCCAATACTTAAACTCAACACCAAATTACTTGCCATAATCAATCCAATCTTTTAATATAAAATCAATAAACAGAGGCAATATTATGAACCAACAAACTATTAACTACCTAAAAGAGCTTGCTTTTGATACAGATAGCTTTGTTTATACCAGTTGGGTGGTGTCTGTACTTGGCATGGTGATGCTCACTGACTTTCACTTGCTGCTTTGTTTGGTTGCAAGTTTTTTTATTGCCATACCAGTTAACATTGCTATGAAGTTTATCTGTTTATTATTTGCACGGTTTGCCTGACTTAATCAGTGCTTCTAAAGTGCGCCTGATACTGTCGCACCAATAACCAAACCAAGCGTTAAGTTTTGCATTATCTACCCACCTTTATTACAACAGGGTTTAATTTATTAGTGAAGAAATTGAATAAACATGGCAATGAAATGACAAGTCTAATTACACTCTTTAAATTTATTGGTCAGCTTGCTGAGTGGTTGCTTGAATACATCAAGACAACCATGTTTATTTTTTATGTAGTAAACGTCTTTTTTTGGGTTTACCAAGATGGGTTTGGTTTTTTCAGTGCTTTATTTTTCAGCTTAATTTCTACACCAGTCAGTGGTGTTTTACTTATTCTGCCCATTTTTATGATTGCTGGTATAAACATACTCCTTAAAGACCAACAATCACTTAACCATTAACCACTTTTATTTTGCGCATCAATTTGCCTATTCGCCTCATCCACCCATCCCAGTAGATCATCAATGGTCATCGCATCAATCTCGCTCGGCTGAATATGAAACCACTTAGCTAATAAGCCTTGGATGCTTTGCCAGTGGCTACTCGGTACGATTGAAGTTAAGCTGTTGAAATCGCTCACGCACCGCGACATAGTCCACCATCTGCATATTTTCCAAGTCTTCCACGACCAAGTCACAAGCGACTGCTACCATGGCAGTTTCGACTTCCGCTTCATCACTACCGCCACGTCGCTGTGCCTGTTTCATCTGGCGGACGGTAATACCTTTTACTGTCACCTGCTCAACAGGCACGCCTGCATCAGTTGCAAACGGATGTTGTAATTTAATTGGTTGGTTTGCTACCGCTTCTTTTTTGGTATCTTTACTCATATCAGCATCCTTAAATGTGTAATCTAATTTCACTATGGAATATATATAGGGCATAAAAAAACCCTCAATGCATTTGCATTAAGGGTAGGATAACGGGCGGGTTAGTATCTATATTTTATGGCAGTTTAATGCTTACATCACATTACTGCGATAGTCGGCTAACATATCCTCACCACCGATCTTAAAGATATTGGCAAGGGCATCATACTCAACCACATCACGACCATCAAAGACCTGCTTCACATAGGTGCAGGCAAAATCATATTCAAAGTCTACATTCTTATGATCCCCCAGCTTACCCAGTGGCATATTCTTCACAGCAACGGTTAAAAACGTAACCAGAGGCAACTCACTTTCACGCCCCTGTGAGTTATGCACACTGACACTTGAGCGCACCTGAATTTGACGATAGTCAAATGGGGTCAGCTTACGAGCAACATCAGGATATAGGCTGTTCATCTTGATCTTGCCTTCGACTTTGTCAATGCCATTGGTGGGTAGCTCAAGCTTACCGACCATGCCCAAAGCTTTAAACTCATCAAACAAAAACTTCAGCTCAGGCAAGTCCACGCTCTCGCACTTACCCAGCATGGTTTTACCATCTAGATACACCACGCCTTGGGTAATTTTGTGAATTTTTATACCGTTATTGGACATATCAGATGCCTCCCATGTTGACAGATTTTAGGTTTAATAAATATTCACCCGTCACTTCACGCTCGTAAGTGATACGCTCCATTGGGAAGATAGGGGTAAACTTATAGCCAATCACGATATGTCCTTGGCTAAGCTCAGAGGCAGGATTGCGTGAAGGGTCAAAGTACGCTTCACCGCCGACGATAGCACCACGCATTTGCAACGTGCGTAAGTAGCTGTTAACAAATTCGGTAATGGTCTCAATCTGTGGCTGACGGATGTCACTATCGACAAAGGGCAAACTAGATTGATGAATAGATGCTTCCACCATGTCTTTGGTACGCTGTACTTGCTCAAAGCTATCAAAATCATTAATGACAGGATATGAGGCTGAGCGGTTACCCCAAGTCAAGAATCCTGTGCCGAAGGACTTAAATAGAGTCGAAAAACCCGCTTCATTTAATAGGTTAGTTTCGGTATCAGGGTCATCCAATCGAGCAGAGATGACACGCTCAAGCCCAAGTGTGCCCCGTACTTCTTTGTTAGATGAGCTCGTCCAGTAGCCACTTTCTCTATCCACACGAGCACGTACACCAGCATAAGCGATAGAGGCAGGCTCAAGCTTAGTCTCATTGGTCACAGGGTCAAATACTTTGCGGTGCGGATAGCACAGGCGCACACGGCTAGATTGAGTCTGGTAGATATCCAAGCCAAGTGGCGCTACGCCGCCACGGCTAGCGACTGCTTCAGTCGGTTTGAGTCCCAGTGGCAAGTCGATATATGCCATAGCGTTAACTTTGTGTGCCATGACCTCAAGTGCACCAGCCACGCTAGGCACACTACTAAAGCCTGGTGCGATAAGTATTCTGGCATCATAGCCATAAGTGCCGTAGCCATCAGCAAGCAGTTGGATGCCAGTACGCTCACCTGTGTTGAGAGTGGTACCTATGATATCAGCGACATCAATACTATCTGTATCACTGCCCACATTGACCACCATCACCATGCCAGCACCTTGCTCACGTAGGCTTTTCAGAGCTTGAGGTATAGTATGATTACTAGTAATCTCGCCAAACTGGGCATCGTCAGTAGATGAGATACAGATGGTGAGTGTGTTCACTTCGCCTTTGGGTGCTGTGCCGACGAGGCCGATGATACCTGAGCGTACTTCACGTACTTGGGTAGTGCCTTTGGAGACATCGACGGTTTCGATACCGTGTAAAAATTGGGTCATGAGTATGTCCTTTTATTAATATGTTGAGCAATGATTTAGGTTATAGCTAGTAATAAGCTTTGTTGATAATTAATCAAATACGGTCTTCACCTCTTGGGCATGTGCCCCATACAGGACGTGGTTTGGTCCATGCTCCCGCTTGATTGTCGAAACCTTTAGGTTTTGATGGTATCTTAGATACACACCACTTCGACAAATCTTGGTTGAACGAACTAGCTTTGTAAAGCATATGGTTCATATTAATGACAGAACTTGTATTCCAACTGCCAATATCTTGATTAAAAGCAGTGGCCCTACTAAACATTGAATCCATGTTAGTCACTTTTGATACGTCCCAATTACCTATATCTTGGTTAAAAGCAGCGGCTTCATAAAACATGGTCCCCATATTAGAGGTGTTTGATACATCCCAACTACCTATATCCTGATTAAAAGCAGTGGCTCCATAAAACATTAACCACATGCTGGTAACTTTTGATACATCCCAATTACCTATATCCTGGTTAAAGAAGGTAGCTGAGTTAAACATTTTTGACATATCAGTGACATTGGATACATCCCAGTGCGCAATATCTTCATTAAAGTCACTTTCTTTGTAAAACATACCGCTCATATTTCGTATATTAGATGTCGCCGCTCTTTCCGCATTTGCTTTAGCGTCTTCTTTGGAATAAACACTAACATACTCAACAGGGTCGCCCTCAAACACATGAGTCTCGCCTTCTGGTACGCCCTTGTTATAAACAATCCCAGTATCAGTAGCTTTATACCAACCAGTGCCTGAGTAGTCTTTGGCTAGTCCTTGGTCAGAAGGTAGCTTTGTCTCAAGCAGCAACACATCAACCAGTCGTTGACTATACTCATTATCGTCACGCTCTACCGTATAAGGCACCTGTTCAGGCTGCCACACACTCACCGTATCCGACTCACTAAAGCCTGTCACACAGCCGTTATATTCATACTCCGCCATCATTTATCCTTTTAATTAAAACTCTCTCATCGCCAAGCTCTGCACATGCACCACCTCAGTCTCAAAGTCCACGCCATAAAACCTGAGAGCCGTTAAAAAATTGCACTGCAATTTTAGGCTCGCAAGAGAAATTCCCTTAAAGGGGAATTTCTAAAAACCCTGAGGCACACCCAAGCTCTGCACATGCACCACCTCAGTCTCAAAGTCCACACCATAAAACCACAAACCTGATTGATGTTGCACAAAGTAATCCTTAATCGGTGCTAGTGGTTTATCCGCATGTTCAGGTGTGAAGCCTGATAGCATTGCCAGCACCCAATCCACCAGTGGCACAGCACCATATCTGTCATATAGTCCACGGCTTACGATAGTGACGGTAAGTATCATCGTGCGAGGACGTATAACAGCGCCTGTTTCATTGTGCTTGGGGTAATTTGAGCGAGCATAATTAACCAGCAGTGCACCATTGGCATGATTGAGTCGATAAGTCGCTGGCTTTTCTGGATAAAACTCAACCGCTAAAGTGGTATCAACGATGTCTTGTAATTGCTCAACTATCGACTGGCTCACATCACAAGTTAAGCTATGAGGCGGTATGCTTGAGTGACTCATTACCATTGGTCTAATACCTATCTAATACATCTCGCCCAAAGTTACTCATCCTATCTTGGCTTGGGCGCACACTGACGTGGAATTCACCATCATCATCAAGTATGCGACCTTGTAGCTCACCCTCACTGACGCCCAAGCTAATCAGACCATCTCGTATTTTCTCAAGGTTTTTAATAGCGATCTTACGCCCATCAACCACCGCAGGAGGTAACTCAAAGCCTTCAGGGCGACGCTCATACAACATATAGCGTGCAATTTGTTTGGCTGCACTTTTTACCAAAGTTGGGGTTTTAGCAAAGGGCAAGCTATAACGACCCCGTAAGTAGCCATCGACCTCTTCACAAGCTTCTTTGATAACCTCATCTACGATGGCTAGATTGGCAATACCCTCAGCATCGTCATCGGTTAGCTCACGGATGACATGAGCAGGTACGAGTGTTTTTTGGTCGTCACTGGTGATATAACTCATAAGTCGCCCGTCGCCCCCCTTTATTATTTAAGCCTGTTATTTAAGCCTGTTATTTAAGCCTGTTATTTAAGCCTGTTATTTAAGCCTGTTATTTAAGCCTGTTATTTAAGCCTGTTTGGCGTCGTCATCAATTAGCAATTGCTCAAGCTCATCATTCCGAGCTTTGTCATCATGATCAATGCCACGCTTATCAAGCTCGGCGTTTAGATCTTTTTTAAGCCAGCCATCGTATGGGTTTGTGCTTTTACTGATTTCTTCTTCAGCTACATCAGATTCAGGCAAGGAGACGGCTTCGCCAATTACGACATCAGCATGATCTGTGTCAGCATAGGCATCATCCACCACCACGTCCGCTGCCATATCAGTAGCGGTCTGATTATCATCTGTGACTGCATCTGCCGTCTCTGTGCTATCCGTTGCAACTGCATGCTGGGGTGTAGGCAGCTCTTCTTCATTAATATATAAAGTCGCAGCTTGTTGCTCTGCTTGCTTTTGCGCTTGCCAATCTTCAATTTCTGACGCAGTCGGTTCACGCACGCACTTAGCCATGCGCAAAAACACCGCTTGAGTCTTTGGCACTTCGAACAAATCACCTGCTTCATAGTCAATACCGTTATGACGGATGGTGTATAAGGCGGCCACGATTGCCATTGTTAGTTTTGTCTGTTGCATTTAGATAATCCTTAAAAATATGTGAGAGTATGTCAGCCAGCACATTGTCCAGCTGACAAAAACATCGGTTAGCTATGCTTTAAGCGACGTTTTTAAACAGGAATCCAGCCGAGATACCTGCAATCACAGGCTTACGCTCATGCGTCACTGGGTAAAACCAGCATTTTGCATTCTCATCATAGTACTTAGCTTCCACATACGGATGGCCTTCCATCTCGTAGGTATAACCAAATGCAGGCTCTTCACGATCTAGCTCTCCAGATGTTGGGGTATACGCCAAGATGGCATCATTACCCCACACATCTTTGGTTTCATCTGCTTGCTCATCGTAATAAAGCGCCTTACCGACAACCACTTCATCTAGATCAAGTAGTTCAGCAAGCATCTCAGGTGAGATGGCTTTACCATCGGCTGTGATTTTCATCGCTGCACGAACTTTAGGGTTGTTCTTTAACGCTTTAAAACCACTTGGGCTTAATACCAAACGGTTTGGCTCAACACCACATTGAGAGCGGATAACCTCTTTAGCATCATCAATATCTTGTACAGGATCACTATCAGGGTCAGTCCACATACTCGTACCAGATAAGGCTTTTTTGTTGCTGTCTGCATACTGATCAGGGTCACGAGCCAGTTTCGCTTGTTGCACCTCTAGACCAAGTCCCATCGCATTCCACGGCTTACGCACCGCACGCTGTTCAAGCTTAATGGTTGGTGCGGTTGCATTAGCATCACGCAGATGTTCACGTGGTAGCTTACCCTCCAAGCTATGATTCTCTAACGCATAATCAGCGCCTTCATAGCCGACATCGATGCGTTTGGTATTTGAGCCTGGTGCACGAGCCGTGTTATAGATCTTAAAGTCTCGGTCAGTAAACATGATGACCTTACCACCAGATTTTTGCACACCCACACGTGGGAAGAGCACATGACCCACAGTATTGGGTACAACATAGCCTTGTACGACTTTGGTCAAAATGGGATCTACGGTTACTTTAGCCATTGGCTTTGTCCTTTTCGTTTAATAATTTTGGTTTGCAGATGTTGTCTCCGCCCTTTGTTAAATCAGGGCTGGGATGGATTTTTAACGCAGCAACACCTCAGCATGTCCCGTGGCAGCAGCGTCATACAGCACCACACCTCGCACGTCCATGAGTATACTTGCAGCTTCAGCAGCAGGTTTTACTGCCACAGAGCCTGCATCAAAGGTGATTGCATCACCTGCCATTACTTGTGATTCGGCAATACCATCCAGATTCATACTTGCCGTACCGATGACGGTAACAGCTACTGTTTCGCCAGTTGCCGCATCATATTGAGTAATACCAAGTGGCAAGCTATTAGCTGTTAGCTTTGTACCTGTGGCGGTGACCCATGTGCCTTTGGGCGTGTCTTGTTGTACGGTGACGGGCAGTGCCAGTACGCTGCGATGCTGTACGCTTTTATCGATGTTTTGCATAGTCTTAACCTATTATTCATTGTTTAAAAAAAATTGCCGTTGCTTATGTTTTAGCATCCCACTAAGCAGTGCGTGTATTTGATACCTAGACTAATGCCATCGTAGTTATACTCGTCGCCGTCAATGTCGATGTTTGAGCGATGGATATAGCCCAAGCTGTAACTAAAGTTATTGCGATTGTACTCAACTCCCAAACGCCCTATATACGGCCAGTCACCAGTGGGAGCATAAGGGTTATACACTCGATGGCGTGTCATATGGATGGCTTGATGCTCTGTAAAAACACTAATCTTTCCTACGCTAGCATTGACGGCTGTGGTGACAGTCATACAAGCCATTAAGGCAGCAGCAAGCACTATAACTTTTTGCATCTTTTATTAACCCCCAATAGCGACCACAGCCGTAGCGTAGTCAACCTTATGTGCCTCGCTATAAGCCAAGGCTTGGTTATGTAGAGCCAACCGATCTGCATCAATCGTCGTACCCGTCGGTGCTTCAAAATTAGTTGTACTACTCTCAGCAGGCTTACCAGCCGCCTCACTAAACAGATACGCAAAGCTGTCTGCATTGGCACTTGCAAGCTTGTCTTTTACCACTTGCTTTAATGGCTGTTTGTCATCACCTTCACCAAACTCAATCGGCTTAGCTGTATCAGCTGCATCAAGACCATCTAAAATGGCAGTAACAAGGGCTTTATCAGCAGGGGCAATCTTGCCGTCATTGACCAAGCTTTCAGCAAAATCGGCATTCTCTTTAGTCAAAGCATCGGCTTTTGCTTTCGCTTCCGCTTGTTTTTTGGCATCAAGCTCAGCTTTTAAACGTGCAATTTCGGCATCTTTTTCAGTAGTATCAGGTGTAGCGTGTGGTGCAGGAGTCACAGGGGGTACTGGTGGAGTTGCTGGTGCAGCAGGTGCTGGAGTCGTCATATCATCATCCTTTTGTTCTGGTTTATTTTGAATATCAGTTTGAGCACTAGTCACAGTAGCAGTTGCAGACTCACCAAAAAGAAGTGTTCTTATACTACTGACCATCTGCTCAAATAAGTTTTTGTTCCCTTCCTTTTCCAAAGGAAGGGTTGGGGATGGATTTTCTTTAAAATCTAACGTTAAGGTGACTTCATCACCGCTTTCGCTAAATTCCACAGGTTGTAAGCCTTTAATCGCAGGTGGCTTGGCGCCCAAAAACCCAACATGACGCAAGTAATACACGCCTTTGACTGGATTTGCTGGGCTATTGGGAGGATAAAAGCTAGCAGATACTTTTTTGTAGCTGCCAGCTTTCACTTGTTCGCTAAATTCAGTGTTGACTTGTTCAGGAGTGGCGTACAAATTACCGCCCTCACTAGATAAGGATTGCACCCAGCCAAAAGCAGGGGCATCCGTCTTTGGGTGTCCAACTACGATAGGGGCTTGATGGATATCGGGATTGTAAGCTGTTACGGCAGCAGCCAAGTCAGACTCACTAAAGTTCACCGTTTGCCCGTGGCTGTCAGTATGTGTGCCTGTCTTAAAGATATGAATGCGTTTCATGGATAAGTGCCATAAGTAGTAACTGACGTTACGCAGATAGATAGTTTTTAATCTTTAAAACAACTGCTGATTATTTTTAGATTGGCAATGCTCTATCTTTTGACGATTTAAAAATAATTCGCAGTTGTTACACTGTATCGTTATGCGTAAGTTAGGTAGTAAGTAGAGTTAATCTCATTTATGACACATAGTAGAGGTTGTATTACTGTGGTGATTTTATGCTGTTTTAAGGATTAAATAGTCATTGCTGTTTTTATTAAAAAAAAGAAACGACATTACATGGCGTGTAATTTAGCTATTGACTTGCAAGATGCTGTGGCTAAGTAGAAGATGATCTTACATCCATTTGATTAAAGGAGGATTTATGAAGCTAATGCACGATGTTATTGAAAGTAACGCAAAGCTGGTTGGGGTGTTAGATGCCAAGACTCATGCTAATCTACCACAGTTTTTATCTAAGCTATCGGCAGGGATACCCTGCCCAATAACAGATGATATTGAGATGGTAGATCTAAATACGCTGTGCTTGCAACATCCAAGCGAGACGTTTTTATATCAAGCTGGAGGTATGTCAATGGTTAAGGCGGGTATTGATGATGGCGACTTTTTATTAGTCGATAGGCATATTGAGCCTAAATCTGGGCAACTGGTGGCAGTCGATTATTTTAACGAGACTTTAATCAAAGAGCTTTGTGTAAGTGGTGATGGCATTCGATTGATTGCCCATAGCGATACACATCGTGATGTTATTGTTGACCATCCAGAATATTTTATGGTTATCGGGGTCGTGACTTGGGTGTTTGCAGATAAAAGGGGCTGGCGTAGTTAATTGCATAATCAATACAACATAAAACTAAGCTTTAAACCCCTTTATAAACGTTTATAAACGCTATAAAGCTAAAATCACCACACCTAACCCCACAAACACAACAAAACCGCTTAAATCGCATTTAAGCGGTTTTTATTTTCATTCCCTTCCTTTTCTTTAGCCAAGCACAGCTTGGCTCTTGCGAAGCTAAAAAGCTCCCCCAGAGCTTTTCTTAACGCTTCTCAGGGCTGGGGATGGCTTAGTTATCTATTATTTAAAGCATCAAGCAAATAATCTCCAATCATATCTTTAATCACCGACCCATCATCACGGCCAATACCCAAATACGGACGTGCTGGTATATCACCCCACAGATGAGGGAACTTAGCCTTACTACCACCATAGTGCATCATTGCGCCATACACCATATTAGTACCGACTGTCACATTAGTGCTAGTTTCCTGATAATGGATTGATTGCATTAATGTATGACTCATTATCAGCGGTCGCTTATTCGCCACTTTATTCACACCACGCTTGTTAATGCGTCCTGATTTACCCGTATCAGACTTGCCTAGCATACGAGCAAAAGTGACTGGGCTATTAGCCTCCCATTTTGAGCCATCTGGTGCAGTAGAGCTTTCAAAGTTATCATGAGTGCTATTGACTAGATGCTCACCGATATCCGCCATAAGTGGACGCATATCACCCACACGCTGTTGCACTCGTAGCAGCTGCTTTTCTACTTGCTCAACGCCTTCAAGTTGTACGCTTATCATTGCACCCACTCATGTTATGTATTAATATAAATAGGCACCTAGCCCCAACTGCGGTGAGCCTCCCTCCCGCCACCAATCTATTTTACAGATTTCGGTGATTGGCATGAGAACTCTGGGAGCGTTCTGCTAGGTGCTTCATTTTGTCTGCTATTTCTCAAATAGCACTTCACCACGTTTCTTGATTGATTTGTCTTTAGTGCTATCTAACCTATAAGACTTCAAATACACCTCTTTGCCATCCGCCGTCTGATGCAGCACTGCACTATATCGAGACGTCTTACCATCAATAAACCCTTCAACCCATAATGTGCGTTTTGACAGATCACCCGTAGGCTTATGTATCTGACGTACAATAAGCGTCGCATTATCAATAACTCGTTGTACTTTGTGATAACTCGATGCATCAAACCCATGATTACCTGCACGGCTTTGCGCCTGTTTAAGAGCATCATATTCACTTAGCCAGATAGTTTGTGTTTTAACATCCAGTATTTGCTTTTGGCTTGGATTTATCACTGCCACTGCATATTTTTCACCCGTGTCAGCCTGTCTTATCAGTCGGTTTTTATCCAAACTTGATAGACCTTTATAGCCATCACTTTGTACCAGTTCATCACGCTGGTCATTCATTCTTGCTATCCAACGCTCAAACACCCCGTTTGCCATACCATCAGCAACCATCGCCTTAGCGATTGCATAGCTATATTTATCAAGATCAGGATACCAGCTCGATCCTGGTGCATGCGCAAAGCTATCATCTGCACCATCATAATCTGGTGTTTTTGCAACGCTAAGCCCTAAACGCTCTACATCTTTTCTACTTAACGCCCGCACATAGCAGTTACAGCCATAGCCGTTGGGAGGATAGTTGATTGACCACCAGCCATCATCAGCAGGCAGTACCTTACCATTAAGCCGTTTATGATTGAGCCTTGGATTATCAAGCGTCGTATGCCGATACTGCCAGTATGGGCGTGCCGCCATCATCTCAGGGGTACGCATCTGTTGCCAGCGTCCAGCCGCATGACTGCTACGCAGATTGGTCAGATAGACAATACGAGCACGCCACGCCTTGTATTCTTTATCAGTATCAGTTAGCCAGCCCCGCTTGGCTACAATCTCATCAAAGCGTGATTTAAATTGACCTAAGCTTTCACCATCTTCTATTGCTTTCGCCACAGCATCTTGCAAGTCTTTTAGAAGGTCCGCCTTCATTGCGCCAGCGACCACAAACGCTTTGTCATGCTGGTGTGCTTGTAAGTCTTTATAGCTCTGTGTTGGCAACCGCAGCTTTTGCTGGTAAAACGCTATTTGCTCAGCAAAGGGTAGCTTAAACGCCGCTTGTACATTAGCCAGATCTTTATCGCTCATAATTTATCACTCACAAGCTACTACCATCTTTATTTAATACCGCTTCGCCAACCACCTCAGCACCTCCAGCCAACTCTGCTGCCGTCATCCCCAGTGCTATTACCTCAACCAATTCATCATTGGGTAGATCACTAAAAGCATTAGCCAGCATATCAGGCAAAGCCTCTAAGTTTGGCGCACTATCAATCACCACCTTCAGACGGGTTAACCAATCGTCTATATATGGCTGGCTGGCATTTGCCATTTTATCGACATTAGTATCTGCATAGTCTATTCGTATAGGCGTAAATCTCCCTTCCTTTGATACAGCAAGGGTTGGGGATGGATTCTCACTAAAGTCCGCTTTCACACCAGAGTCTTGCGTAGCCTCATCTTGTCGGCCACGAGCAGCACGTCCTCGACTTCGAGCTTGTGCCGTAAGCGGTGCGTCGACATCGACATCATCTTCACCGAGTTTATAGGCTCGCATAAAGTAGGTTTTAGTCAGACGTGCCCCCGCTTTTTGTAGTTTTTCATCACGATTAGCCAAAGCTTCGGTCACATCCTCATCAGACCACATAGACCAGACAGGCATTGGCTCATTATCACCTATATTTAAGCGCACCACATAACGCAATAGCTCATTGATGGCGTCGCTTATCATTTCACCATCGGCATCACGTATGTCGTCTGTTACCTCAAGCCCAGCCTGTGCAGAGGCATTGGTGCTCGATGAATCAGTCGATTGATCCTGTCCAAGCAGTGCAATATTAATCTCGCTACGGCAGTACTTTAATAGTCGCTCAAACATATCAGCAGTTGCCCCTTTGCCAGCCGCCTCAATGATTTCGACAGAGCCATCATTAGGGATAGCACCAATACCGTCTTGGCTTAACACCTCCAAGCTATCCAGTATTTTATCGACCTCAAGTTGCGGTGTACCACGGGGATGCTTACCTACAATAAAAGCTTGACCGTATTTATCGGCAAAGCGTAACCAAAACTTCAGTCCGCCTTTACGGAATATCGCATACCAGTACACAGCTGCCATATCCGCCACACCGTATGGATTGTTAAAGGTTGCATCATTACGAGCCATGATAAACTTCATATCAGGCACAGGCTCAAAGCTCATATTATCAAAGCCTTTAAAGCACAGATCATTATCACCATTGAAGCCAAACCACTCAGGCGGTTTCCCGACGACCTTTGATGGTATCCATAAGCCATTATCTTTAGTCCAATACACCTCAGCTGGGCTATAACCATACCATGCTGCATCGTGTAGCTCACGTATCAAGGTACGCAGCTTGATATTAGCCAGTACCTGCTTGCACAAGTCCATCACTTTATCTGAGGCATCCCCTTGGTCGAGCCCATATTCAAGACCAACGACAGCAGAGCGGCGACGACGCACAGCACCCTTAATGACAGGGTCGACCATAATATCTCGATACACCTCTATATCGCAGCCCAGTTTTTTTAGCACAGGATCAGGATTAGGTAGTGACATCATCAGGGCACCCAAGTCAGAGCCTAGATATGGGTTTATCTTTTCACGACTGGCAATCTCTTGTGACAGTTGGTTGCTTTTGCTGGTCGTTATACTCATTTAGTCATAGCCTCGTATCATATTTTTAAAGCGGTCAAGCAGACCGATACCTTGTTGTACACTGTTATCTGTATCACTGGGGCGAGAGCCTATCGTTAATGCACCATCGTTCAACGTCCGATTGGCATAGTGCATCAGTACCAGTGCCGTCCCAATATCACCATGTCGGTCTTGATTGTCTTTGCCCTTATTTTTCTTTTTTGGCAGTTTTGGCACACCATCAATCACTTCAAACGCAGATAAATCAGACAACACATTCTCATGACGTGGCAAGTTATCAACTGTGCCATCCTCAAGTGCCGCCTTAAACGGTGGCATATTAAGCGCATACCAAGCATTGCTAAACTTGACACACTCAACCACACTTGCGCCATAGCGTTGCTGTGCTTTTTCACTATTAGACGCACCAATACCACCAGCATCCAGTGCCATACCTAACAACATTCGTCCAGTATCAATCAGACCATCGCATATATAATTAAGCACCTGTTCTTGCTGACTAAATGGGATATTCTCTAACTCAAATATCGCTTGGCATTCCAATACCAATCCAGTGGTACGTATCGCAAGTGGGAACACTGTTAAATCCCCATTACGACCATAGTCACCACCCACAAAGCATTTTGCATTGTTAGGCAAGTTATCAATAATAGGTTGTATATTTTCTACACACCACTGATTACAGTCTGCAATCCGCAAGGCTTCAGTTTGTAGATTAAAGTCATTACCACGCTTATATAACAAGATGGGCACATCAGGTGTCATACGGCTTTCGATAAGCGCACGACTAAGCCACTTGCCGCCGCTGTTTTTAGGGATACAGTTAAGCTCTTCATCCAAGTTATCTGCATAAATCTCACGGATTTCATTTGCCCACTTAGCTTCACCTTCAGCAGTCCATTCACGCCCAAGCTTTAGACAAATTCGCTTGTATAAACCTTGCTCTAAGGCTTCATCAAAGGTAGTTTGGTGTAAACTGTAAGGTAGCCTTCCAGCCTTAACATCTTCTACCAGTTGGTTAAAAGGGTTAGTGACACCATTATGAGTACTAATAATACGTACACAGCCACCCCAGATTAGTAAGGCAAATGCCGCTTTTAGTAGTTCCCCCAAATTGTCATGGAATGCCGCCTCATCAATAATCACCCGCCCTTGTTTACCACGTAGATTGCGAGGTGCAGAAGACAAAGCCGTCACACGCCATCCGCTAGCAAACTTGATGGTATAAGCAAGGATAGATTTTTTTTCATCGCCTTCAATAAACACCTCTTCAGACTCTTCAATCTCACCAGCAGCAAGCTGATAATACTTAGCCCAGTCTGCGACATCACGGATAAACTCTATCGCCATATCTTTGGCATAACCGATATACCAGGTATCTTGTCCATTTTGGCGTGAAGCTTCCAGTGCTGATTCACCAGCTTCCGCCCATGAGCCACCAATACGCCGTGATTTCACGAATATTTTTACCGCTGAAGTATCCGCTACCCATGCTTGCTGATAGGGTAAGAATATAGATGGCGTGTTTTTAATCGTGGCATGTTTCATATGCATTTGCCTAACTCAAGAATGGTTTGACAAAATATCCAAATGATAATAACGTCCCAAAGATTTGCTTTCATGAGTGTGCAATCCCCAAGATCTTAGAGCGTATCAAGTCAGCTGTTTCATCAGATAGACCACCAGATTTCACAATATCCTGTACTTCATCAGCGGCTATCTTCGTTTTTTCACGCACTTCAACTTGCCATTTTTTCTGATTAACAGATGCTTTAGACAGCTCAGCAATTCCTTTACTAATTTTAGATAAGGCTGTCATACGTTGCATTGGGCTAACATTGTCATCATCTAGACTTTGTAGTCGCACCAGTGCATTAAAAAACTCTGATTGCATCATCGTAATCACAGTGGATGACAGTGCCCCAGCATCATCAGGATTACGCTCTGCCATATGGATAGCAGCTTGTGTCGACAAACTGACCGCTTGTATCTTTTGCTCATGCTTTTTACCAAAGCGATGCACACTAGATTTACTGATTTCATATCCCATCTCAGTTAACCAGTCAGTTAGCTCTTGATAATTTCTAAAGCCACTATCCTCAAGCCTTTGCTTTAGCAGTTCTAAGTGCTCAGGTGCAAGCCTATCAATCGCAGTTTCCCGTCCCATAGCATTTACTCCCAATACTTAGCAGGGCGAGCGATACCCGCAGGGCAGTCCACCGTATAATCCACAATATCAATACCCACAGCGGTCAGCCTGCCATGCCAATGCCCATCAGGGCTTTTTGTCACCGTCACTGTCTGCTTTTTTTCAAGATAGCTTAGCTGTTGGTGTAGCTCACTAGGCGTTACCTTGCCGTAGATATCATCCATAATGGTTTTGAGTATATGATCAGAGCAGCCAAGTGGCTCACCACGATGCATGGCCACTAGTAAATACCAGCGCATACCCTCACGGCGACTTTTTTGTAAATCAATAGTCATAGCTAATCCTTATTATTGTTTTGGCTAATAATGCCATACAGCCTATCAAGCTTAGCTTCCACCACCGTAAAGGTACGGTTAAAGTCAGACTTATGGACGTACTTAGCAGGCAATTCGGCTTTAAGTTGTAACAAGTCTTTTTCTAGCTGTCGTACCTCACCTGTCTGCACACCCACTTGACGGCTTAGCTTACTTAGCTCATCTTTAAGACCGTCATCACGCTCACGTAGCGCCGTTTCAAAACGAGTAAAAAACGCCTTGCCAGCACCCCAGATACTACCGCCGATAGTCACTGCCAACCCAATTGCTTGATAGGTTTCAAGCTCTAGTATCATCGTTTGTTCCTTATTTCGTATTTAGTTTGGCAGTTAATACAGCGAGTAGCAGATGGCACAGCACATTTACGAGCCGTGCCAATAGGCTTGCCACAGTCCTCACACGCATCAATATCGTTTGGCTCGGCTTGTTTTGTTGCTTGTTGAATTTGCCCATTTAGCCAATATTCAAAGCTCTTATTGGCGGTGTCGATAATGTCACTCACGCTTACCGCCTTTAATCGCTTTGTGGGTAAACTTACGCAATACAGCGTTGATTAAGTTGACAGAAGCGAGCAGTAAGCCAAAGTTTTCAGCAGTCATAAAGGCTTCAAGCTGTGGTATAAGTGGGTCTAGTATGCTAACGATTAATGCCAAAAAGCCCAAGATAGCGTTAAACCAGATAGTTTTGGACTGATACCAGTGCTTAGTATTACTTAGCTGGTTATCATAAGATTGCATAACAGCTCCTTACGCTTCAGAGGTCGGTTGACGATAGTGACCATATTGATAATTTGGCAAATCATAGCGGTAGTGGTATGGCAGGCTAGGTACGCCATTACCTCTTGGTGGCCAGACAAAGGCGTCAAAGCGACTACGGGGATAGGAGGCAATACTGACTTGATTATTTTGATTGCCACCAAGTACCACAAGGCGATTACCTGAGGTTTTACCAATGATAAAGCAGACATGACCACCGCCTTTACGGCTCATCACACCAAGACAGCCATAGGCAGGTTGAGATAGAAGTGTGCCGTAGCTGGCATAGGCTTTGGCTCGATACCAGTGTTTGGGGATACCACGTTTGCTGGCACTTAGACAGTGGGCAGTGAATACACCGCACCAAGGGGTTTCGTCATCCCGCCACCAAGCATTAAGTTCACTTAGCCAGCGCTGGATGGTTTTGTTATGACGGGTGCCTCGGATTTCTGTTAGTCCGATATAGTGACGACCTTCATCTACCCAAGGCAGTTCGTTTTTGATGTTTGGATTTGACATAAAAAAAACCTGTTAACTAAATGTAGTTAACAGGTTATTTATTTAGGTGGTTTTTTTATTTTATGGCGGTTTAAGGGTTATGACTTTAATCATCAATTTTTTTCAGACCTTTATGAGTTTGCTTAAGAGATGTTTTAATTTTCTTAATATCTTCTTCAAGTTCCATGTCTTCAGGAGCAATTCCGCCAATCTCAATCATTGTTTTTCTAACCTTACGTCCAACTTGTTCAGCTGCATTTTCAGAATTACGTTGACCTTTAATGTTTTCATTACGCATTTTTAGTTCTGTTTGTGTAATTCTAAATAGGTTCGCTGCAAGCTCATCTTTTCCCATATAATCTAATAATGTGCGACGTACATCAGGACTATTTTTATAGTCTTTTAACTTACTCAAATTCATATTATACATACCACGATAGCCTGCATTCTGGAATAGTGCATATTTTTCTACTCCAGCTTCTTTTGCTACACCACTAAGTGATTTCTCATGGATGCTAATTTCATCTCGTATCAACACACGTTCAACTTGGCTTGCATCACTGACATATCTACGAATGGTTTCAGCCGCTGCTGCAAAAAATGCTTGTGCCCTTGCGACTTCTAGCTTTTTACCATCTGCATTCATTGCAATAAGATAGCACGCAAATCTTGAAAGTTTATAGTCTTTAACCTCTTCACCATTAATGACTCTATTAACCTGTACGAAATTATCCGTCACATCAATATCTAAAGTCATACACGTAGTAATAGCTTTGTTAACAGGCTTTTTAAAACTGTTATATTTTTGGTAGCCGAGCATCTTCATATAATCTCTTGCATACCAGTAGGTAAATCCATTTTCAGCACAAAGGTCATTAAAGTTTATTGAGCCTTCTTCATAATGAAAAACATCAATATCTTCAAGTGCTAAGTCATAATTTGACATTATAATTTCCTTTAAGTTGTGAAATTAACTTGTAATGCTATTCTACCTTAATTGATAGAATCTATATATGAAATATAAGTATTATTTGATGCTATCATTCATTACACAATTACATATGCTATAATCCCCAACAGAGTCTCTAGCAGACCGTTATGTTTAGCCTTCAACCTGTGCAGAAGGCAACCATAACACCCCAACGCCAAGCCTTGTAGGGTGCGTCCCACGCACCAATGACAACGCCAAGCGTTTTAGAGTACCCGTCTATACAGACACAGAGTACCAAAAGCCCCGTCACATCACTGTGATGGGGCTTTTTTTATTCCTGAACAGTACGTCTGAAAAAGTCTAATTCATCTGAATCATCAAGCCAGCTCACTTCGTCAATACGTTCTAATAAGCCTTTGGGGTTTAATACACCTTGTGCTATTAGCTCCTCAACTAATAAACACCAAGCAACTTTAGTTGCTTGCACCTCTGTCAAAGGCTTTATTTGTTCTTTCTGTTTCATATATTAATCTCCAGCAAACGATTTAATTAACCGCATCATAATGTCAGTTTGTTCCTCACTCATACTCATCAATCCCTCACGAATATCAGGGTTATTTATCATTAAATTAATACGAGCTAAAACAATATCTTGTTCTTCACCATTAATACGATAACTGCGGATATTTGAACTATCTTGTAACGTTTCCGCCCTCACGCCAGTAAATAAATAGCTAACATCAACGCCTAACTCATATGCTTTTTGTAAATAATCACTGTCAGGTTTTCGCTCACCTTTTTCATATTTAATTTGAGCCTGTTTTCTAACTCCACAGGCTTCACCGAACTCTTCTTGGTTCAGTTTTAGGCGATTACGCTCTTCTTTTAATCGTTGACCAAACATAAAAAACCCCAAAGGTACTCAAAAACGTTCATTTAATACTTGACAGTACGCATTTGCGTACCTTAATATACCCCTAAGCAAGTAAAAAACCTTGTGATACTAAAACCTAACCATCTAAGGAAATAAAAATGGCAACCACTCAACCAAAAACTCCAGACCAAGTACGTGCCGAATTATACGAGCGTGGCATCACTCTAAAACAATGGGCACAAATCAACGGCTACCCTGTACCTGAAGTATACAAAATCATGTCAGGCGAACGAAAAGGCTTATATGGACGAGGACATGAAATCGCTGTGAAACTAGGACTAAAAATCCCACTAGACCCAAATAATATATAGGCTTAATTATACCATTACCAACCTTTTTATTCACCTTTTAATATCTAAATATGGTTACTAACTATGAGTTATATCAACCGAACTAAAACACTCCATAAAGAAGATTTATTGTCAAACTTGCAAGTTGCAAAAAACAATATCAATCAACTTGATTCATTATTAACACTACTAATCGATAATTTGACAGAAGACAAAGTAGAAAACCCACCTCTTAAAACATTAACAAATGACTTAATAGCATTAGCAGAAATCAAACTTGAAAAAATCAACAGTAGTTTTCAATCGCTCAGTTTAATAAGTCCAAGTAACTATCGTAACCAAAACACACCTATTAAAAAGCGATTAATAAGATCAAACCAGGTTAGAGCTAAAACCCCCAATGAATTCCGCAAACAGCTTATTGATCAAGGCATCACCCTAAAAGAGTGGGCAGAAGCTCGTGGCTACAACCCAGAATACTGCTCTCGTATCTTAACTGGCATGGTTGAAGGCACACGAGGCAAAAGCCACGACATCAAAGTCGCCATGGGGCTCAAGATTACTCCCACTAAGACACAACCCGAAAATGAGGAGGCATAACCATGAGCCACCCAGTATTTGCTACTTGCACTCGCTGTCATCAAGTCAAACCTTTAAGTCAGCTTAACGGCTACAACCCTATAAGCAAGGATACCAGCCGTGTGTATTGCAAGCGCCTTATCGACTGCCAAAGCCACACAGCAAATAAGACATTGTCCACTCTAGTAGGGTGCGTCTCACGCACCAATACCAAAGCCAAAGCCGACACCCAAACACAGGAGGCATAACCATGACCAAGCAGCCAAAACAACGTAAAGGGGCAACCACCCTACAGTTAGATACTCGTGAGTTACGTCAAGAGCTACGCTATGCCGACCAAATTATCACTACCATTTGCGACCAGCTATCTGCCTCTGAGATAGCCATCATTAACTACAAGCTACGCAAAGACGGGATTAGCGCAATAGATGACCCCATGCGCAAGCTAAAGCGTCAATCAGCCTTATACCGCATTGCACCCAAGCGTGACTCGCTAAAAGTACTATTGGCAGTTTTTCTAGGTTTTTTTATCACCGCTTGGTACTGCGCGTACACCGAAAACGACCTCTTGCGCACCGAGCTGGCAAGAGCACAGAGTCAACCAGTGCAGCTGCTCAAGTCCCACTTTTCCAAAGGGGGATTTAGGGGGATTCCACAAGCAACACAAGGAGAATAATCATGACAAAAATCAAAGACAGTGCCACCAGACGAGCACTCAAGATCCAAAAGGTATTAGCAGGTAAGTCATTAACAGGCATGGCATTAAAAGATATCGCAGACGCCATCGGTGAAAACAGCGTCAACACCCTACGCACGCTACAAACTATGGTCGATGAGGGCATGGCCGTCCAGTTCGAACACAACAAAAAGTATGCACTATCAACAGCCTGTCTCGCCATCGCAAGAGCACACAGCCTAGAGGTAGGACAAGCACAACAGCAGTTAGATGCGGTCAGCCAACGAGTCACTGCCCATGCCAACCAATACTTAACTTAATAAGGATTAAATATGTCAAATACTCACGAACTTATTGGTTATTTAAAAACACAAATGCAATTAAATATTTTAGCTACCACTATGTATGGATCTTTAGCTAGAGAAGTCTTAGGTATGCCAAATACATCACCACAAGATCTACTAGGCAGAGGCTTTGATGACAATGAAATCAGTACGGCAGTAGAGGTTAGTTTTGAGTTAGAACGACTCATTCGTTCAGGAAGATCACTATCACAAGCTTTAGTTTATATGCGTAAACATGGCTGGTTACAACGTATTAATGAGGAAGTTAAATAATGAGTAATATCAATCAAAGTCAATTGGCACAGTTGCAAGAAGTAGTTTCAGATGGGCATCTAAATGTTGCTTTAAGTTTAGGTCAAGCTCAATTTGCAGAATTCAATGAAAAACTGGCGAAAGTTGCCCGAATTAAGTTATGGGCTGAAATAAAAAACTCTAAAGAATACAAGGGCTTAAGGTTAGTTGATCCTGATGGAAATTGGCGGCATATCGCCACTTGGGAAGATTTTTGCCAATGTCAAGGCAAATCAAGAAGAACGGTTGATGAAGAAATTCAAAACTTAGAAGTTTTTGGTGAAGATTTTTTTGAATCAAGTAAAAAAATCGGGCTATCTACACGCGACCTACGTAAACTCCGCAAGCTCCCCGATGCCGAACGTGAAGTCATCATCAACGGTGAAGCGGTACAAGCTGAAGACAAAGAAACCTTGATAGATCTCATTGAAGAAATGAGTGCCAAACACGTCAAAACACGTGACGCCCTGCAACAGCAAATCAATGAGCTCCAAGCAGATGCCAAAGCCAAAGACAGCGTGCTATCGACAAAGAACAAAAAGATAGACGAGCTAGATGCCAAGCTTAGCCTGCGCAAAGACCCAGACCAAAAGCTGGCGGTGCAAAAAGAACTAGAAGCACACATCAGTAGCGAGTTGGCACAAGCAGTGACCAGTATGCTCACCGCCATTAGCCAATTTAATAACTCAATCATTACATTGAAAGAGCAGGCAGTAGAGGACGTACCTCACTTGACATTAAAGATAGACAGTGATGTCAGCTACACCTATAACCGTATCGCCGAGCTAGCAGCTGCCGACGGCATCGAGATCAATCTGGCCGAGATGATAACTCCGGACTGGATGCATGATGCCCTAGACCCTGACAACTTTCAGCTACAAGGGCAGACACCTGAAGAGCTAGCGCAAGACTAACCCTGCTTTTAAGTCCCTCTTTTATAAAGAGGGATTTAGGGAGATTTTTTAACCACAACAAGAGCAACCTATGGATACCGCCACATATAACTACCTAAAACAGCTTGCCCAGCGCCTGCAATCCGCCAAGCATGGGCAAAAAACGCCAATCGTTGAGCAAGCAGCGGAATACCTGTGTTGCTCAACCAAACAAGTCTATCAACTACTCAAAGACGCAGGCCTTACCAAGCCTCGCAAGACACGTACCGACAAAGGAGACAGCATGATAACCAAAGCACAAGCCGAGCTGATAGGTGGCATGATTTTAGTTGCCACCCGTGCCAATGGCAAACAAATCTTGTCAGTTTCTGATGCAGCCGAAATGTTAAAAGCCCAAGGCAAACTACCTGACGTAGCCGTTAGCACCATACTGCGTGCCTTAAAAGCGCATCACTGCCACCCCAGCCAGTTATCCACGCCCACAGCCCACGTTAACCAACGTAGTCTGCACCCAAACCACGTCTGGCAGATTGATGCCTCAGTTTGTGTGCTGTTCTATCTACCAAAAGGCGGCTTAGCGGTAATGGAGCAAAAAGAGTTTTATAAAAACAAACCTGCCAATATTCGAAAGATTGAAAAACAAAGGGTCATCCGTTACGTAGTCACCGACCATTATAGCGCTGCTACCTATGTGGAATACGTCATGGGCGCAGAGTCTAGCGAAAATTTAACCCAAGTCTTCTTAAATGCCATACAAAAGCGTGCAGCGAATGACCCCATGCACGGTGTGCCTAATATATTAGTAATGGACAAAGGCTCGGCAAACTTATCAGGTCTATTTTTAAACTTACTTGATCGTCTGCAAGTCGAGCACATAGAACACGCAGCTGGCAACAGCCGTGCCAAAGGACAAGTCGAAAAGCACAACGACATCGTCGAATGCAAGTTTGAAAGCCGCCTCACATTTTTAAATATCAAAACATTAGATGAGTTAAACGCCTACTGCACCAAATGGCGTACCCATTTTAATGCCACCGCCACCCACAGTCGCACCCGTAAGACTCGCAATGCGGTATGGCTAACCATTACCCCTGAGCAACTACGCCTAGCCCCAAGTATGGAAATATGCCGAGAGCTAGTGACTACCAAGCCAAAAGTTATGAAAGTACGTGGCGACTTAACCGTAACTCACACCATCAAAGGCTATCCAAACCAGACATACGATGTCACCCATCTGCCAGACATCTATCCAAAAGCCGAAGTTGAGATAGTCGTCAACCCTTATCGTGCGCCTGATATTGATGTCACTTGGTTGGACACCGTTTATACCATCAGCCCAATACAGACAGATGAGGCGGGCTTTGCCATTCACAGTCCTGTCATTGGTGAGACGATGATCACCAAACCAGACAGTCAAGCAGATGCAAACCGCAAAGCCATGCTTAAAGACGCTTATGGCGTAGATACCGAAAGCGATGTCGATAAAGCACGTAAGAAAAAACAAGCCGCCTATCAAGGCAAAGTCGACGCCATGGCAGATGTTGACAACAGCCACATAGATGGCAACGTACCCAATGTGATTACCAAAGCTGGTCAAACCATTGATACCAGCACCCATGAGCATCTAATAAAAGGCAATCGTGAACTCAAGCCACTCACTCACGTCCAAGCAGCGATGGAGCTACGAGGCTTATTGGGTAATCAGTGGACACCAGAGCATTATCAAGACTTACAACAGCAGTATCCAAATGGCGTACCCCAAACCGCCATCACCGATATTGCCGACCGCATCGTCATGGGCAAACCCGTACAGCACCTAAAAGTGGTTAACCATTAACTAATTCTACTTTGTAAAAGGGCAAGGCTTTTAAATCCCCCTTTTTCAAAGGGGGATTTAGGGGGATTTGATAAAAACAAGGAACGACCATGAAAGCACTCAAGCAGTTATTAAAAGAAAACAACATTAGCCAGCGCAACCTAGCAAGTCATCTTGGGATTAGCCCTGCAAGCGTTAGCCTAATGCTAAATCACAACCAGTACCCAAAGTCGCCAAACAAAAGCATTGTCATCAATGGCATAAACCGCTTTTTAACCGATCACGGTATCAAGTTTGACACTCAACCAAAACAGCAACACCCATCAACCAAGACAACAACCCAACAAGAGGATGAACTCATGCTACTCCGCAAACAAACCTTAACCGAGTCAGCACGCAAACACTTCAAACTGTTTAGCAACCCATTTACCAATGATATTCGCAGTGCTGATGAGCTATATCAGTCAAGCGATACCGCTTACGTGCGTGCAGCCATGCACCATACCGCCAAGCATGGCGGCTTCATCGCCGTCGTTGGCGAGTCAGGTGCTGGTAAAACTACGTTAAAGCGTGACCTTATTGATCGTCTCAAACGTGAGAACCAATCCATTATTGCCATTGAGCCGTATGTCTTAGCAGCAGAAGACAATGACATCAAAGGCAAAACCCTAAAAGCAGCACACATAGCCGAAGCGATACTAAACGCCCTAGCACCGCTTGAACACATCAAACGCAGTCCAGAGGCTCGCTTTCGCCAAGTACATAACGTACTAAAAGAAAGCCACAAAGCAGGCAACAGCCATGTGCTTATTATAGAAGAAGCACATAGCTTGCCAATACCGACCCTCAAGCACTTAAAGCGTTTCTTTGAGCTTGAAGACGGTTACGACAAACTGCTTGGCATTATCTTAATCGGTCAAAACGAGCTTGGGCTAAAGCTATCTGAGCAAAACCCAACCATACGTGAAGTAGTCCAGCGTTGTGAAATAGTCACCTTGCAACCCATAGCACCTGCCGAATTAGGTGGCTATTTAGCCAAACGCCTGGGCAAAAATCAGGATATTAACAGCATCATTGATGACTCAGGCATCAACGCCATCGTTAGCCGCCTAGTACGCACAGACAGCAAAGGCAAAGTAACTCAAAGCCTTATGTATCCACTTGCGATAGGCAACCTACTAACAGGTGCGATGAACCATGCCACAGAACTAGGCATACCCGTTATCAATGCCGATTTAATCATGAATGTATAACCCAACTCAATTAATAACAGAAGGAATATTACGATGACAGACACAACCATAAATCAAGCCCCAGAAGGCTATATGCAAAATGATAAAGGACATCTAATTCCCATCGATAAGGTAAAACCTATCGACATAATTAGAAACGAAGTCGTCAAAAAAATGGTTGATACCGCCAGACAACTACAAACAACAATGCGTCAAGATAAAGCAACACTATTTGCAGACTTCAATGATTTTGTAGCCTTATCAGCCAGTGAATATGACGTACATCTTGGCGGCAAAAAAGGCAATACCAGCCTAATCAGCTATGACGGTAAGTACAAAGTGCAACTTGCCGTCAGCGAAAATATCGTCTTTGACGAACGCTTACAGATTGCCAAACAGCTCATTGATGAATGCTTACATGACTGGACAGCTGATAGCAATGACAACATCAAAGCACTGATTAACAATGCATTTCAGGTCGACAAAGAGGGCAAGATTAGCACACATCGTGTACTTAGCTTGCGCAGTCTTGATATCTCAGACAGTAAGTGGCTTAAAGCAATGCAGGCCATTGGTGATGCAATTAAAGTCACTGACACCAAAGAATACATCCGTTTTTATGAGCGTGACGACTCAGGCAAATATCAACAGATTGCATTAGATTTTTCTAATGTATAACCCATTTTAGTTATTTAAAAATCAATAACAGGGTGAGTAGCGCAAGCCACTCACCCTTTTTAAAACACCAAAAAACAAGGCTATCACAATGACAACCAAATACACCCCAACGAAGCCCAAATTAATCCAGCTTATTCATATTGGTAAAAGTAAACTTGGATTGGACGATGGCACATACCGCCATATGCTCACCGAGCTTACAGGCAAAGACAGCACAAAGAAAATGACCAAACCAGAGTTATTAAAGGTGCTAGATAATTTACGTGATAAAGGCTTCACCCCAGCCAAGCCCAAGCGAGCTGGCAAGCTAAAACAAGCTTGCGACCCACAATCAAAGTTAATACGTAGTTTGTGGTTAGAGCTTCATGACGCTGGTGCAGTACGTAACCCAAGCGAGCGAGCACTAGCTAGTTATGTCGAGCGCCAAACTGGCAAATCAGCATTACAGTTTTTAAGCACAAAAGATGCCAGCCAAGTCATCGAATCACTCAAAAAATGGCTAAATAGACTGTAATTTTGCATAATAATTGACCAGACCTGCCATGCTACACACACCTAAACAGTCACAAACACTATAAAATAGTAACTTATAGTAGATAGCATGGCACATACAGGGGGCTGGATATGACGGATAAAAAGACTGGCAAACACACTCAATTAGGCACTGCATTCCTACAAGACATGGTGGGGCAAGGAGCAGACATACTGGCCAAATTTACAGACATACCTCCAGAGTCATGTGAACAGATTGCTTTTCATTTAGCCGATCGTATGACAGCACACTGGGGCGGCAGTATGCTCTATGTTCCCAAAAACACCCCAGCCGAGCTACACAAGCGTGATCTAGCTATCTGGCAGGACTTCAACGGCACCAACCACCACCAGCTTGCACAAAAGTATCAGCTTTCAATGGTAACCATCTACCAGATCCTCGCCAAAGTCCGCAAATCCCTACCCAAAACGCAAGAAGACCTGTTCGATTAA